ATGTTGTTAATCTTGCAAATAAGAATATGCAATCTACTCAAAATGAATTAAAACAATTTAAAGCAGCTGGTGAGGCTGTTTTAATTATGATTGGTCAAAAGTTCTTGCCAGTTTTATCTGATGCAGCCACTTCAATGGCTAAGGCTTTTAATTCTAAAGAAGGTAAACAAGGACTTGAAGAAATAGCTGGTTGGATTGCTAAGATTTTCCAAGGTATTGTTGATACTGTCAAATTTATCGGAACTCATAAAGATGAAGTAGTAACCTTTGGTAAAATCTTTGCTGGAATTTGGGCCACTAAGAAAATTGGAGATGTTATTGTATGGCTTAAAAAATTGAAAAAATCTTTACTTGAAATTCAAGCTATTGATGCATTATCAGGAGGTTTAGGAACAGGAGGAATTAAATCTTCTGTAGGTAAAGGTGTTGTATCTGAAGCTGGAACAGTTGCTTCAACAGTAACAAAAGGTAGCGTAGCTGCTGAAGGCGAAGCACTTGTTGCCTCTGGCGGTTTATCAAAAGCTACTTCCTTAATTCCGAGATTATTAGGAATTATTGGCTCTGTTGGCGGAAGTACAGTCTTGTCTGGCGGAATAAATGCAGGAGCTGAATTACTCAGTAAAGATAGTACAGCTCAAAAGACTGGCGGAGTTGCTGGCTCACTCGGTGGAGCAGCGGCAGGAGCAGCGATTGGTTCTCTTATCGCTCCTGGTATCGGTACAGCAATTGGTGCAGCGATTGGCGGAATGGGTGGTAAAAACTTAGGTAAAAAGCTTGGTGATTTGATTAATAATGGATTAAAAGAATCTTCATTAAAAAGCGAAAAGCTACCAGTTGTTAAGTTTGACCCAAAAGCACCAACAAAAGATATGAAAGAGTTCTCCAAGGACTACCAAGGTTTCTTGGATAAAATTAATAAGGCATCAAATGTTGATATTGTCGATGAGAAATCACTTGAAAAAGCTAAGAAAGCAACTGCTGATGCTTATGCGAAGATGTCCAAAGATATTGATAAGTTTTATCAAAATCAAGAAAAGGATTCTAAAAAGCAAGTTGACCTTCTAGTTAAAAATGGTGTATTGAGTCAAGCACAGGCTGACAAATTAAACAAAGGTCAAAAAGATTCAGACGATAAGCAGAAGGCAGCTCAGAAAAAGAATCTTGATGAGATGAAGAAGAATACTGATAAATATTATTCGGAGGTAGCCAAATCTCAAAAAAGTTATGACACACAATCTCAAAAGGATGCTAGTAACCATGCTAACCTAATGAAAAAAATTAAGTCCGGGAATACTTCTGAACTTCTCAAAATAGAGAAAACTTATGGCAAAAATTCTCCTGAATATCAGCAAGAAATGAATAAAGAAATTGCTAAAGAAAATAGTGATTTCAATAAAGCTCAACAAGCTGCTAAGAAGAAACATAATGAAGCGATGGATAAGCTTGAAAAAGATTATGCAAAAACGCAAACCAAAGCCGAAGAGCAGATGAATAGTCAAATTAACACTGCTACCAAAATCGCCCAAAACAAGCAAATGGATCTTTTAGAAGATTTAAAAAATAAAAAAGGTAAATTAAATCAGAAACAATTAATTGATACTATTGAAAAGGCTGATGATGAATATAAAGCAGTAAAAGATAAAGCTCAAAAGCAAAAAGATGAAGCTGTTAAAGCAGCTAACGAAAAATACAAGAAGACAGTAGCAGCAGCGGACAAAGAACGTGCAGAAAATGGATCAATGTCTAAAGCCCAATATGATGAAATTGTAAAAAATGCTCAAAAACAACGTGATGGAGCAATTTCAGCAGCCAAAAAGCAACAAGAAGATGTTACAGATAAAGCCAAAAAAACCCACAAAGATACAATTGATTTGGCAAACGATAAAGCCGATAAAACTGTAAAAGCTGCTGCGAAAGAGCAAAATGAAACTGTTAGCCAATATACTAAAGGATTTAGAGATTCAAGAGACTTAATTAACTCATTTGTTGACGGGATTAATGGCGTTCTTAATTTCTTACATAAAGGTTGGGGGAATATCGGTCATGTTAGCCTCAAAGGTTTTGCGACAGGTACTCGTGGTTTAACGCAAGATGAAACAGCTTTAGTTGGTGAAGAAGGATTTGAACTTGCTCACCATCCAAACCGTGGTATTTTTGCGGTTGGTCAACAAGGCCCTGAAATTCGTAATTTGAAAGCTGGAACTTCGATTCTTCCTCACTCAATGTCAAAAGAGTTCCTATCACTAACAGCTAATTTACCTGCTCATGCGGACGGTGTATCTGGATTCTTATCAGATGCGCTTGGATGGGTTAAATCAACATATAAAGATGTTACTAGCGTTATTTCAAAAGGGCCTAAAGGTGTTGTAGAAGCTATTTACAACGGATTAGGATTAGATAATTTAGAAAATGACTTTCCGCCAGTTGTTACTAGGACTGCAAAAGGTTCTGCTCAAACAGCACAAGATAATTTTGTAAAATTCTTACAATCATTTTTCAAAAAAGCTGAATCAGATGCAGGAGGTTCACAAGGCTCGCCATCTGGTTCCGGTGTTCAACGTTGGGCTGGACAAGTTAAACAGGCGCTTGCAGCTAACGGCTTGAGTACTAGCCAAGACATGATTGACCGTGTGCTTCGCCAAATCGCTTCTGAGTCAAGCGGTAATGAAAAAGCCGTTCAAGGGAACATCGGAGATATTAACAATATCACTGGTGACCTTGCTAAAGGGTTGATGCAAACAATTTCCTCAACTTTCAACGCCAATAAATTCCCTGGTCACGGTGATATTTTTAATGGTTACGATAACTTATTAGCTGCTCTTAATTATGCTAAAAAAAACTATGGCCCAAGTTTGTCATTTCTTGGAAATGGGCATGGTTATGAAAATGGCGGAGTCATTGATGCACACGGATTTTATGAAATAGCTGAAGGAAATCGTCCTGAAATGGTTATTCCGCTTGATCCTCAAAAGAAGTCAAGAGCGACTCAACTTTTGAACCAAGCAAATAAAACTATTAACGCTAATAATTATGAAAAAAATTCTAATAGTAATATGGAATTAGCTTTAACTCAAGCTGTTAATCTACTTTCTCAAGTTCTTGGAGCGACAAAAGAACAAACAACAGCTCTTAAAAATCAACCTGCACCAATTATTGATGAAAATAGTTTCTTTAAAGGTGCAGCTCCAACAATTAAAAAAACACAGGATTCATACCAAAATAGAAAAAATAGATTAGGAGGTATTATGATTTGACATTTACGATAAGTTTTAATGGTCAAAATATTTCAGACTTGGTAGATGGATTTACTTCAATTGAACGAAATTTTGGCTCAACATGGACAAATAATCTTGGACCAGCAGGAACTACAAGATATGGTCAAGAATTTGTTAATAATTATATTAATGCGAAAACAATTACAATTTCTTTCATTAAAGATGGTATTCCGAAAGATTGGGTTAATATTCGCCAACAAATTGCTAGTGTTTTAGATGTTTCAACTCCTTCACCATTAATTTTTAGTGATGAGCCAAATAAAGTTTGGTATGCATTGCCTGATCAGTTACCTACTTTTTCTGAAGATATATCTTCTTTAAGGGCAACAGGAACTTTAACATTTATTGTACCATCAGGTGTTGCTATCTCAAGCTATACACAAGAATTGAATTCAAATAATTCAGGAGGAACAAATGGTTCCATTACAGTTAATTCAGATAACTCAGTTGATGTCTTGATTAATAACCAAGGGACTATTCCTGCATATCCTACGTTTAAATTTACTCATAAATCTGATAATGCATTTATAGGTATTGCAGGTCAAAATGGAGTTGTTGGATCGGGAAGTCAGGATCAAACTTTGATTGACTCAAAAACAACTGAAACAACAAGAGTAGAATCTCAATGGCTTTTAAACCCATCTGGTATAAGCCAAAATAGTAATTTTAGTGGACATTTTAATGTGGCTAATGATGTTGGCAACCCTCAAAATAGTCAATTATTAACTGCAGGAAATCTTGTTTTTAAAAAAGATGGATTAAGATTACAAGATGGTGGACCGGCTCCGTCTGGCAGAACATGGTCAATGCAAGGGGCTATGCAAGTCTATAATGTTCCAGCTGATAAAATAGGAAATGTTGGAACAGCTAATTTTACTTCAACATTTAATATTTGGGCGCAAGCAACAAAAATGGGGCAAACTGGGCTGATGCAAGTTTTATTTTGTGATTCTAACAATAAACTTATGGCTGGATTAGGAATATATAAAGATGATACAAGAGGAAATAGCTTTAGAACTCAACTTTATATTGGTGGTAATCATCCCAGAACATGGAAAACATTTGGACCAGGAGGACAAGAATTAAATAATGGTGGTCATGGAGATGGGAAAGTTCCTAATCCAAACTTATATTTTAATTCTAAAACTGGATATTTTACTATTCAAAAGAAAGATAGAGTTTTCAATTTTACATTTGGCAATAGAGGAGGAAATTACCCTATTACTATTCCAGAGCTTGGAAGTACTAAATGTACAAAAGTATTTGTATATATGGGGCAATTAAAAGGAAGAGATGTCAACACACAATATATAACAAATCTATCACTTAGAATGTTTAAATTTCAAAAGAATGATGTTACCAAAACAATTGATAGCAATACAGATGTTAAAACATTTATTCCAGCAGATAATCATCATTATGGTAATAGTGAAGTTGTTGTGGTAAATATGAGCAGTTCAAAAATATATAGAAGAGAAGGACTTACAATTGCTAATGATGAGATGATTACTGGTTCAGAACCATTTTCAGTTCCTCCAGGTCAATCAATTGTTAATTGCTCATTTGGAGATAATGCAGTTCCTCCTGATATTGATGTGACTTGGAAAGAAAGGTATCTATAATGCAATTAAATATTCATGACTCAACATTAAAAAGAATTGGTTTTATCAATAATGATCTACCAGATGCACTTCACTATTTTAATGATAATTGGCATCGTTATTTAGCGGAGGGAACATCTACTTTTGACTTTTCTGTTAATAAGGTAAATCCTGATTATGCCTTGTTGACTTTACAAAGCTATATAAGCTTTAGTTACGATAATGAAGATTATTTATTTAATATAATTAATATCCAGCAAGATCATTCCACCATGCAAATCCAATGTGAAAATTTAAATTTGGAATTGATTAGTGAAGAAGTTGGTGCTTATAGCAATACGAAGCGCCATAGTATTGTTTGGTATTTACGTAATGCAGCTAAGATTACTGACAATGTATTGGAAATTGGTAATAATCCCTTTTCAGAGGTTGACGATGATAAAGCCAACCCTATTTTATCGTTTGATGGGACAGAAACCAAACTGGCACGTATCATTTCTATTTGTAATAGTTTTAATGCTGAATTTCAATTTAAAACAAATCTAAAAGATGACGGAACACTTCAAAATATAACATTAGATTTGTATCAAACTGGAGGAGTTGGGCAATTAAGAAAAGATGTAACATTATATTATGGTAAAAATATTGATGGTATAACCTCAACTGGTGATAGAACAGCTACATTTTTTAATTCAACTACTGTTACTGATTCAAATAACAAATATAATTGGATATCAATAGAAGGAAAATATTATAATTCTGATGGCCAATTAGAATTTTATAAAGATGCTG